TTGTCCGTTTCCAATGGCTTTAAGTCTGTCCACCCTATCGGCCATCCCATCAGCCACTCTGTCCAAAGGGGGTTCAATTTGCCACCATTGTGCAGACCCGATACTTGCTCCCCAAGATTGCCCTTCCCCCTGTCCCTCAAAGCATGACGAGAATCCTGAGCTTTTGGTGTCCCCCATTTTTTGGGATTGTGTTTCACATAAGTGACTAAGCTCACTTGGTGTTTGCCAGTTTCCATCAATTCTTTGCTCATTGGCCCTCTCTTGGCATCCCAAGAGTTCGGGGTTGGCATTTTTTCCGACAATCCAAATTCTGTCTCTTTGGTGATTTGCTCCAACATTGGCTGCTCCCAACACACCCCATTCTGCATCAAACCCCATCTTGGAAAGGTCTGCAAGGACTCTGTCAAGTCCTCGAATAGTGAGCATTGGACTGTTTTCCACAAAAGCGTATTTTGGTCTAACCTCGCCAATAATCCTTGCCATCTCTCGCCACATTCCTGACCGCTCTCCGTCAAGGCCGTCACCTTTTGTGTTTGCAACTGAGATGTCTTGGCATGGAAATCCGCCCGATACGACATCAACAATTCCTCTCCAAGGTTTTCCGTCAAAGGTTTGTACATCATCCCAAATCGGGAAAGTCGGGAGAATTTTGTCATTTTGTCTTGCGGCAAGTACGCAAGCTGGGTATTGTTCCCATTCGACAGCGCAGACTGTTCTCCATCCAAGCAAGTGTCCCCCAAGTATTCCTCCACCAGCGCCTGCGAAAAGAGCCAACTCATTCATTTATCCCCCAAATAATTGTGTATTGGTGTATCTGCTTCTTCAATGAATTGCTGGCTCTTGTAATCAAACCATAGCTTGTACAAAGGGGTAGATTCACCATTGCGGTTTTTAGTACATCTTAGGATTGCATCTGGCTCAATTCGGTCAAAGTGGTGGTAGTTTTCTGCCACTTTTTGCGCTTTTTCTGCGTTTTTCCACACTAAAAACACATTGTCCGCAAAGCTAGTAACTGCTGATGAACCCTTAATATCGCTCATTATGGGTATCTCTTTTTCGCTACTTACCTTGCGGACATGGCAAATCAAGTGAATGTGCATACCTGTAGATAACGCTATGGACTTGACGGTAGCTACAAAGTTCTTTTGAGCGTTGTAGTCATCCTCACCATTAACGCAAGTCATTAGGTTATCAATCACCAAATGCTCGATTTTTAACTGTTCTGAGGCGTACCGGCACATAGCCAAGACCTTATTGGCTTCTACCATTCCCGTATGTTTGTAGATGTACAAATGTTCGTTACCCCACTTAGCAAACGCATCTATTGACAGTTCTGTAGGGTGTTTCATGCCCGTAGCCTGCCTGGTCATCCTGAACAATGTAGAAACTGGCGGCATCTCAAAACTAGCAATAAGGCACTTTTTACCTTGTTCCATCAAGGAAAGAATGACCTGACCCATAATTAAAGACTTACCATGACCTGTAGAACCACCCCATAAAGTCAGTTCCGCAGGTCTTAATTCAACCTGTTGGTGCGTTTTTTCCCAAGGTAATTTGACTCCTTTAGCAAAATATTCACCTCTGGCAAACGCTTTTAGGTCATCTGAAAGTTCTGAAAGTTGTGAAACTTCATAAACCAAATTATGCAACTCTGAATATTCTTGGAAATCAATGTCAGAAACGATGTTTTTAAACATAAATGTCCCCAGCGCTATCGAGCGATATAAGCGTTTTTGCCTTGAGTTGATGGGTATGTATATACCATGCTGCAAAAAGCTCGTCAGAAGCGTTTTTACCGTGAATTAGCTGTATATTTTGACCTTCCAAGAACTTTAGGTCTATCGGTTGGGGATTTCGCTTCTCTGTATAAATCATTGGCATAGTCATATCCTCTTGGTTTTTAGGGTCAAACCACTCTGGTTTATCACCGACCAACAAGAATACGCTTCTAACTTGACCACCTGCCATCAAGTATTCCAACACTTGCTTCTGTCCTATCATTTTGCGCTCCTCATCATTTCTTCAAAATTACTTACATCACTCTTTGGTTTAAATTGCTTCTTTTCGTTTCTTACCCAGTTGCGCCAGGTAGCTAACCAATCTGCCTTGACTTCACCATTACCAAGCCAATAATCGCAAAACTTGTAATAGGTCTGTAAAGGGTCTAGGTCAGGTCTTTCAACTTTTATGAACTCCTCATAATTTTCAGGCATTGTGTCTTTATGCAAAGTCATAGCCGTTTTCCTTTTCTTAACTTTTTCAGTAGTAGCACCACTACTGGTTATTGGTTCTTGGTTCTTGGTTAGCATTGGGGTTGCATTAGGTTCGCATAACTTAGCTATAGGTAAGCTATTAGATTGCTTATTCTTGCCTGCATTACTCCAACGAGCTTTTGCACCTTTTTTGCCACCTGATGACTTGTTTGCATAACCTTCCATTTCTTTGTCGCACCTAGATTGCTTTAAAAACCCATCAACAACTTCAAAATAAGTTTTTAAAATTAAAGAAACAGTTGATGTATCTGAGCCAATTTCAAAAGCAATTTGCTCAATATCATGCTCAACATGGCCATTTTTATCGTAATACATCCACAATATTCTTAGGTAAGCCATAACTTGGCTATCTGTTAGCCTTGAAGTAGCTTTAATGAAATCGCCTATATGGTGCTGGTAATAGTGCATTTCAGTCCCCAAAAATTTCAGGAGCAAGCATTTCTCTAGTAACTCTGCCTTCAGTTAGTTCAACAATCCTTTTGATGTATTTGATTGGTATTCGATTCCGATGAACCCAATTAGCAATAGCCTGGGGGCTGATTTCTAGCTGTTGAGCTAAATTGCTCATGTCTCCAAATTCATACCTTAATTCGTCAAATTTGCTCATAAAAACCTTTCCTATTGATTTCCGTTAATGTATCATATAATTTCAAAAAAGAAAATAAATAACATTAGGGAATGTACCTATGAAGAAAAGTGGGAAAAAGTGTTGTCAATGTGAAATATCGTGTATAGTGGAGTCTAGTTCAACAGTAAAGGAGTAAGTGATGAAACCAACATTCTTTGATGTACTCTGCGCTATGGTTTTAGGTGCATTTTTGGGCGCAATGTTTGCGATGGGTGTTTAACATGGGAATGTCTAGACACGATGCATACTACGAACCCGAAGATGACTACTCGGACTCCGATGAGTTCCAATGCGAAGTCGCAGAACTAATGAAAGATGAGTACAACCCTTGCAACTGGGGTAATTTCTGCGAAGCGTTTGAAGGTGTACAAGACCCCGAAGTTGTAGCCCAATTAGAAGAAATGCTAGAAAAGCGTGATTTTATGGCTTTAGGCCGTAAGTTATGGAATATGTCGTATGAGTACCAAGAACGCTTTGCCACAGATGCAGTATTAGATAACCAATAAGGAGTAAGTGATGTCATATTTAGAACTACGCAAGATTAATGTAAACGAACACACAGAAAAGAAAGGTAAATTTACCTACCTTTCATGGGCTTGGGCGGTTGACCAACTGCTGCAAGCAGACCAAATGGCAACATGGGAATACCAATCACCTATGCAGTTTGGTGATACTTTGATGGTATTTTGCTCAGTTACCGCATTTGGCAAGACTATGACAGCCCAATTACCTGTCCTAAATGCCCAAAACAAGGCTATTGCTAACCCAGATGCGTTTGCGGTCAATACTGCGATGCAGCGTTGCCTGGCTAAAGCTATTGCCCTGCATGGTATTGGACTGTACATCTATGCCGGTGAGGACATTCCTACTGAAGAACCTGTAGATTTGACTGCAGAAACTAAGTTATGGGTAGGTTCAATTAACGACTGCAAAACAATTGACGAACTGAAAGCTACTTATGGAAAAGCGTATAGCGCCATCTCAAAAGATAAATCAGCAGTTGCCACGATTTCAGCAGCAAAAGATGCCAAAAAAGCAGAGTTGGGAGCTTAAAGCTATGTTTGACGAAATACTACGCAAAGAAAAAGAGGCTCGTAAATGATTGAACAAGGCACACCAGAATGGCATGAACTCCGCAGGGGTAAGGTAACCGCATCTAGGGTAGCTGACATCCTTTCAAGGACAAAAACAGGGGCTTCAGCGAGTCGGCAAAACTATCTGATTGAGCTTGCCTTGCAACGAACCACAAAGGCCATAGAACCATCATATACCAATGCAGCAATGGAATGGGGTACACAAACTGAACCCCAGGCTAGAGTTGCATACGAAGTGGCTACCAATAATTTTGTAGACCAAGTGGCATTTATTGACCATCCTACGATTAAATGGTTTGGATGCTCACCTGATGGCCTGGTTGGTGAAAACTTGATTGAAATCAAATGCCCCAATTCTGCAACCCATTGGGAGTACTTTAAAGCCAAAGAACCGCCTAAAAAGTACTTTATTCAGATGCAGGCTCAAATGGCGGTGACAGGGGCTAAATGGTGCGACTTTGTATCTTTTGACCCTAGGATGCCGGAACGCAGTCAGCTTTTGATAGTCAATGTACCTAGAGACCCTGAGTTTATCTTGTACATGGAAGCAGAAATACAACTTTTTCTAAATGAAGTAGCAGCAGAAGTAACCTTAATGGAGAATCAATAATGGCAATTCAATATTTTGTAAAAGCAGCAGTATCGGAGTACGAAGATAAAGCCGATGGCAAGATGAAAAAACGGTATGCAAGCATTGGCGTAATCATGGACACTAAACACGGCCTCATGCTTAAAATCGAGACTTTACCGTTGTTTGCTCTAAAAGACGGTGGTTTATTGGCCTACCTAAATCCGCCAGAAGATAAAGCAATCCCTACGCAACAAGTAAGCAAAGAATTTAAAGACGATACAGTACCCTTCTAATTACGGGGTGAAAGCGCACGATTTACCGCTTCACATACGGAGCGCAAGTAACCCCACTATCAAGGAATAAGTGATGAAAGAACTGATTATTTTTTTAGTAGGATTTACCATTGGCGGCTGGGTAACCCAATCAGAAGCCCAAACATACATCATTACAAACCCACAAGGCTATGTCCAACAGACCGTACAAGTCCAAGGCAACCAAGCCCAGGTCGTAAACAATCAAGGCTATGTAACCCAAACCCTGACTATTTACCCCAATCAAGTCGTTACCCCACAAGGCCAAGCAATCGGAGTGCCTAGCTACAAAGTACCGGCAGTACCAATGTCACCCCCATCTCCCAGGGTAATGCAATGATTGAAACCATAATGATTGTCTTTGCTATCGGGGTGTTTGCTATATTCGCTACCCTGATGCTTTTGGCTGGAATACTACTTTTTTGGATATGCAATGATTGAAAAACGCTATTGCACAAGCTGTCAAGTTATGCGCCCAGCAGACTACGGCAAGATGATTAAGGCCGGAAAGATTAACAGGTGGAAATGCACCGCCTGTACTTTAAAAATTAACGAACCAAAATATAAAAGTAAGGTGATTAAATGAATGACGATTACGCATTACCCCTGATTGTTTTACGAAGATTAAGCCAAGAATATGAAGAAGCCATGCTTAAACGGCAGACTGCTTTGGCCTACCAAACGGCTGAAAAGATGGTTGAAATGGCGCTAAAGCTACAAGACCTATCTGATGACTAATGCAATGCGTAATCCAAACGCTAAACATATAGATTATGGGTTTTTGCAGGGAGAAATCGCTGACAACCCTAACTTTATGCCTAGCAACATTGATGGCATTATTGAACGCAATGGCTCGTTTATGGTGCTTGAATGGAAACGCAGAAACGAAAAGATTAGCAAGGGACAAGAGCGCTTATTAAAAGCACTAGCCCAAAACAATATAACCGTAGCAATAATATGCGGTGATACTGATAACGGACTTAATTTTGAACATTGTTGGTTATTGAACAACAAAGGCGAACCTGAAGTAAAGTACACCAAATATGAAGATTTTTTGGAATACTATAAGTTTTGGTATAGCCTGGCATGACTAAAGAAGAAAAAAAACACTATGATAGAGTGGCGAGATTGGGTTGCATCTTGTGCAAAAGACAAGGCAACGAGGGAACACCGTGCGAAATTCATCACATTAGACGAGGTGGCATACGAAGCAGCAGTCCTATTATCGGCCTCTGTCCCTATCACCATCGAGGAGCAAATACCAGTATTCACGGAATGGGTCGAAAGCGCTTTGAGAGGGAATACGGAGTTACAGAAGAACAACTACTCGAACAGACATTGGCGCTGATATGTTAGTCCTAAACCTGCCTTTACCTCCTTCAGTTAATAGCTACCGCACCATATTCCGTAACCGCATGGGCATAAGCAAGGCTGGCAAGGAGTTTAAAGCGCAGGTTAGCGAATATGTAATCGAGTACAAAGTACCAAAATTAGGGTCAGCCAGGTTAGAGATGAAGGTAGTTCTGTACCCTAGGGACAAACGCAAACAGGACATAGACAACCGAATCAAGGCTTTGTGGGATGCGTTAGGGGATGCTGGCGTATTTGACGATGATGAGCAGATTGATGTTTTAATGATTGAGCGTGGTGCAATCAAAAAAGGCGGTGGATGCCTTGTAATGATTGATATATTGGAAGATAATAAGTAAAAGCGTGAGGCTTTTAGCCCCCCTAAAAAGGGGCTTTTTTTAAAGGAATAACCATGAACGATAATGTTGCCCTATTTGCTGCCACTCTGTTGCACTCAGCAACGAATACCCATTTCTTTCATTGGTCTACGGATTCCTACGCTAAACACAAGGCTTTGCGCCAATACTATGATGGAATTGTGCCATTGGTAGATGATTATGTTGAGGCCTTTTCTGGTGCGTATGAACAGATAAAGACTTTTCCAAGCGTGTATCACCAGCCTAAAGACCCAATCAAATACCTGCAAAGCCTACAAAAGTTTGTAAAAGAAGCTCGTAACGACCTGCCAAAAGACGAACAACTCTGCAATTTGGTTGATGCTATTGCCGACCAAATAGACTCAACTACCTATAAGCTCCGTTTCCTAAAGTAATGCAATTAGTAGGCCTGTCTGCTTTAGAGTACGATGAACAGTACTATTCAGAGCATAAAGAGGCTAATTTAGATTACCTTGGACATGGGTATTGGCAAGAAGAATACGCAAAGATGGTGTCTAAGGGTTTACCCCAAGGCTCAGTCGTATTTGATGGTGGATGTGCTTGCGGTTCAATTCTCAATGGATTCAAGAAGTTAGGCCATAAAACCATAGGCATGGACTTATCGGATTACATGATTGAACTAGGTGCAAAACACTTTGATAACGATGAACTTATTTGCGGTTCACTTGCAAAAATACCATTAGCAGACAACTCAGTAGATTTAGTTCACTCGGCACAAGTCTTGGAACACATACCCCAAGAGCTAATGAATGACATTATTAGCGAGTTTGAACGAATCTTAAGGCCTGGTGGCAGAATGTTTTTATGCCTAGATGCCGTAAGAGACGGTGAAACCAAAGAAATGTATATGGGAGACCCTACCCATGTGAACATTCAACCTATTGAATATTGGGCAAAATTAGTTAAAAAAGGTAATTTACTATTTGATGTTCAAAGGTATAATGACTTTGTACGCTCAGAGTACAGACCCACAGAAGGGGACAACTCCAACTTCTTTCAGGCATACCCTTATTGGAGCGTGTTTACTTTAATTAAGGAATAGCTATGCCACTCGATAAGTCAGGGTCAGTTCAATCAGTCGGTAAAAACATTAAAACCGAAATGAAGGCCGGAAAGCCTAAAAAACAGGCAGTCGCAATCGCTCTCAATGTAGAACGAGACAACGCTAAGGGCAAACGCAAGGCCAAGCTAGAAGAAGCCTATGGTCGTTTCTTAGGTGAGCGAAGTGAGTCGTAAAGACCAAATTCGTGCAGCAGTAGAAAAGCACGAGAAACCCATACCCAAGACAACAAAGGGTAAGGACAGGAATTACCTGCCAGCCGAAGAAGGCGCAGGAATGACAGCTAAAGGCAGGGCGGCTTATAACCGCAAAAACAACGCTAATTTACAAGCACCTCAGTCAAGTGGCGCAAGGCACGATAGCTTCTGTGCCAGGTCAGCAGGCTGGACAGGGGAACGGGGAAAAGCAGCAAGAGCAAGGTGGAAATGCTAATGAAAGACGGATTATACGCAAATATTCACCGAAAAAGGGCTAGGATTAAGGCCGGTTCAGGTGAAAAGATGAATAAACCAGGTAGCAAAGGCGCTCCAACGGCTAAAGACTTTAAAGAGTCAGCCAAGACCGCCAAGCCTACCCGTAAAGAGATGATTGCCTCAAAGATGAAGGATATGTAATGACCCCAATGAGCAGAAATTACAAGAAAGAAGATGCCATGCTTAGACCAGAACATGAGTCTACCCTTGAGAAACAGCAAAAAGAGCGCATGAAGCCTAAGCCACAAGAGCTGGCAGTAGGCGGTAAAGGTGACATTCTTAACAGAAAAACTAATGAGCGCATGAAGCGCAAACAGGCCTTACTTGCTGCAATGAACAAAATCCATGATGCTGACATTGCGTAAATTTACCCTGTAGATTTGAGGTCGACCCCTAAACCCTGTTTTTGTTTTAGCATTGATTCATAGTTAAGACAGGCCATCCCTATCAGTTTAGGCATGGCACAAGCGCCAGACTCCCACCTGGCTACTGTCACCCTGTGAACTCCTAGCAAGTCGGCTGCACTCTCTTGCGTTAGGCCTAGCCTAAGCCGCCAGGATTTAAGGTCAAAACTCATTTAATAACCCTCTCATCCAATCCAAAGTAAAACCAGGAAGCAGACCCTAGCCGTTGAGCTGTCATCCTGGTTAGCTTAATATACTGCACCCCGTAAAGACTAAAAACCGCCCTCACTTGGAGATTGCCGAAAACTGTCCGCATTAGTACTCCAGGCCAGCGCAATCCATCATAGAGGTCTGGTTATGAATCATTAGGGAGCGAATAGCCTTCAAAGCATTGCGAACTTGATACTTGCTAAAGTTGTCCGAGTCTAGGTCCTTAAGGATGTACTGTAAGACTGAGAACATTTCGTCATAATCATCGTATGCCATATATAAGGATTGCTCCAGAATGGCAATATTCATCGACAATTTAGAGATTTGCTCGGC